GGCTATGCTTACCACAAAGTGGGGAGCGGTACTCGATACTCTACATATCCGCAAGAGACTGCGGCTAATAAATTCGCCCTAGTAGTGAACGGATACGAGCTAACAGAGGACGAAGAGTCTTCAATCGTTACTAAAGTAAAATTCCCAGCCCCGGAGAAAGTATAGTATGGACGGTTTAATAGACAGATTAGGTATATCATTTATGGGATTATTTGCATCGTGGGGTCTAATGGATATCAGTTTGTTTTTAGCCGGTATTGCATCAATAATGACAATCGTACACACAGCTATATCTATATACAAAATACTAAAATGACTACAGAACTTATAGCAATGCTAGGCGGAGGAGCAAGTGGATTCCTCTTTAAATTAATTGGAACGATGGTTACTTCTCAACAAGCCAATGTTACTAATTTAATTAAAGCACAAAGATCAGCCGACAAAAGTGCAGACGCAGCGGCTAGACGAACAGCAGAAGGTGGTGCTTGGGTAAGGAGATTTATAGTCATAGTCGTAATGTTTGGAGCTATTATTGCCCCATATCTTTTAGCTTATAGCGGGCAAGGAGTAACCGTAGGAAAAGAATACAACACATTGTTTGGATTACTAAGCGGTACTACTTATGAAACTTTACACGGGTACGTAATACTTCCCGAAATCAGACAAACAGTATTGGCAATTGTAGGGTTCTACTTTGGATCATCATCAGTAAAATAAAATTATGAAATGTAAAATATGTAAATTTAAAGATTCTTTAATTAATAAAATTAAATCAATTATTAACAAGTTAACCGAAAAATAATATGGCAAGACAACCACTAGCTAGGAGACGAGCACGAGGGAGGAGAGCCCCGAGGCCAACAAGATCACGAGGAAGAGCGTCAGCTCCACGGCCAGCGGTATTTAGGTCAAGACCAGGAGGTCAGCGATCAGCGAGGGCTAGGGCATTAGCTAGACGTAGAGGAAGCGCAAGAAACACCAACAGAGGAAGAGCGTCAGCTCAAAGGAGAGCATCAATGCGCGCAGCGGCTCAGAAAAGAGCTCAAGCACGAAGAGCGGCAGCTCAAAAAAGAGGGCCACAAAAGCCACAAGGGTCACAGCCGTTAAGGAGGCTAAAGGAGCCGCAAAAGCCACAAGGGTCACAGCCGTTAAGAAGGTTAAGAGGGCCACAATCTAAGGCTACTAGCAGACCTACGGTTAACCCCGGACAAAATATGAGAAATTTTGTAAATACGATGCCACGAGTTGGAGAGCCCCAAGCGCCATCACGCTTTCAACAAGATAGAAACTTTGCCGTACCACAACGTCCTATACCAAACCGTGATGGACGTATGGCTGGTATGCAAAATGACTTACGGGCAGCACAAGCAAGAGCTCAAGGAGGAGGGAAAGGTCAGGGAATAAAGGCTCCTAGACCACAAAGCCCTATGAATAAAGTTAATCCTCAAAATCAGATGAATCTAAGAATGGCTCAAGCTCGAACAGACATCGCTAGAGCTCAAGCACAAAGAGCGTCAGCTCAAAGGAGTGCAGGACGACCTAGTATTATAGGCCCAATGGATCCTTCGAGAGGAACATTTGGCAAAGGGCTTGATCCTCGCAAAATGCCACAAAGTAACTATATGCGCCAACCAATGCCTCCTCAACAAATACAAAGAGGTATGGGTAGAGGGCCAATGCAACGCGGCAACACAGGTAGCGCACAAGCACCTCGACCATTATTTAATCAGCAAATGCGACAGCCTCAAGCTAGACAACCATTGCCTAGAAGGCGAGCACAACCTGTACGACAACAACAACCTCAAGCTAGAAAACCATTAGCTAGACGACGGGTTATACCAAGGAGAACATAATTATGCCATACGGAAAAGGAACATACGGAAGTAAAGTAGGAAGACCATCAAAAGCTGCTAAATCTAAAGGTAGAGCTATGATGAAAAGAAAGAAAAAGTAATGCACAGGAAGTTAATAAAAGTAGCCAAAGGACTAGACAAAGCCAGTAAGAGTCACGCCAAACAATCCAAGGTGTTAAAGAAAATCGCTAGGGGTAAAAAAGGAGGATGTAAATAGTGGCTAAGATTTGTCCCAAAGGCATAGCTTGGGCTAAGCGTACGTTTGATACGTACCCTAGTGCTTATGCGAATATGGCTGCTAGTAAATACTGCAAGGATCCTAACTATGCAAAGGGATCTAAACGCAAAAGCAAAAAATAATTATTATGGCTAAAGGAGTAAAACACTATTTTCGAGATGGATCAAAACACACTGGTAGTATGCACAAGATGCCCAACGGTAGTGTTCATTCCGGCAAAACACATACTAAATCGTCTAGGAAACTATATCACCTAAGCGACTTATCTAAAACAGCTAAGGCTAAAGCTAGGGCTTAATAAATAATGGGTGAGCTTGCAAACTGGAGAAAACAAAACTGGGTACGGATCGGAACTGATGGCAAGATTAAAGGAGCTTGCGGAACATCAAGGGACAAGAAGAACCCCGACCGCTGCCTTCCAATGGCTAAAGCCAAGAGTCTATCAAAGTCTCAGCGAGCAGCTACAGCCAAGAAAAAGAAAAGAGCAGGAGCCAAAGGAAAAACAGTCGTAGCAAATACACCTAGAGCAAAAGTAAGAAGCAAGAAATGAGAAAGGTACATAAGAGTTCAAAGGGAGGATTGACTGCTGCTGGTAGAGCTCACTTCAAAAGAAAGACTGGTGCTAATCTTAAACCACCGGTTACTAAATCCAATCCCAAGGGTAAGGATAAGGCTAGGAAGAAATCATTTTGTGCCAGAATGTCTGGCGTCAAAGGCCCTATGAAAGATAAGAAGGGTCGACCAACTCGTAAATCACTTGCACTCCGCAGGTGGAAATGTTAATAATTAAATCAATAAAATAATATGGCAACACAAAAACAAGAAAAAATTATTCAAGAAATCGCTAACTTTAAAGCTAGAATAAAACCAACTAGCTCAACTGGATTTAAAAAAGTTATTAACGACAAAATTAAAAAATTAGAGGATAGGCTTAAAAAACTTAATGCCACAACTACACCTACAACTTCACCGGTTACAACCCAAAAAGTAGGCGAAGGAACTGTTCTTAAAAATAAAGCATCGGAGGCAACTGCTTTATTGAAAGCTGCTTCTAAGGTTATGAATGAAATTCAAGTAAAACCTAAAACAAAAATTCAAGTAAAACCTAAAACAAGAACAGCAATGAAAGATAAGATTCGGGGTAGTGCTAGGATTGGTTTTAAGACTAGAGCAAAAGGAACTAATATAGGGGATTACAAAAGAAAAATAATAAAGTAATAAATGCCTAGATACTCAACATATGGATCCCTTGACGACCAAGTTCAAGAGGATGGGGATAGAAGCTTTAGTGGCTTCAATAATCGTTTACGCCCTGATCAGTTAGATCCAGGTGTTCTTGCTGATTCCCAAAATGGACGTATGGGAACTAATGGTCAGTGGCAAGTTCGCAAAGGTGTTGATACATTATTGTCTCCAGTTGCTGTAGGTGCTACGGCTTTGACATTGCCGTTTAATTTAGATGACACAGGCACTCCGCCTGAGCTCAACGATGGTGCAGTCAATCAACTATATGGTTCTTGCCCATTTTCTAACCCAAATGTTAGCTCATCAGAAGTTGATCATTATATTATAATGGCTACTAATTCAAAGGCATTTGCCGTTAATACAAAAACAGAAATTGCTTACGGTATAGGATACGAGAGCTCTCAAAGTATTTTTTCTTCTGTTCATATGTTACAAGCATTTAATAGAGTATTTATATTCCGTGGTGATAGTGTAACCTTAGAGAATCCTTTGAAGGTCGGCCCTATTACAACAGTAGCTAAAAGCGGCACAAACAATTGTGATATTACGGTTACAACTAGCCATAATCATTATTTAGCTACAAGCGACAAAGCCACTATTACAGGTATATCTAGTAGCACTGTTGATGATGCCTTATTTAATATTACTCAAACGATTACTAAGGTAGATGAAACTAACTTTAAATTTACTATATCAGGAACAACTGACCCCGGAACACTTTCACTTACTAACGCGGGATTTGCTACACCCTTTACAAAGGTAGCTAGTAGTACGTATTCACAGCCTACGGTATTAGATGCAACAGGATTTGTTATATCAAACGGGGTTGCTACAGTTACTGTAAGCAATACATTAAGCGAAGGAGATACAGTAGAATGTATTACACCCGGATCAGGCAGTGGCATTACTAAAGGGACTCGATTTGAAGTAGCATCAGTTGCTACACCTGGAGGAACTTCCGCGTCTTTTACTTTTAAAATAAATAGTGCTAACGTATCGAATCAAACAGATACAGAGTTTATGGCACCTCAATCAGTTTCGGGTGGTTACTCACATATGCCAGCCGCTGAGTTTGGACATTACCATCAAAGAAGATTAGTTCTTCCATACAAGAATAAAGTAGTAGCGGGAAGCGCTGACACTTATACTTATAGAAATATCCAAGATGAATTAATCTTCTCTGATATATTAGACAGCGACACATATGATCCTATATTTAATCAATTCCGTTTTAATGCTGGCAAGGCTGACCGGATTATTGGACTGCATTCCTTTAGTGAAGCGGTTCTAATGGTATTTAACAGAAACAGTATTCACCTAGTGGGTGATACTACTGTTATCAAGGAAGCTACAAATAAATTACTTACTGATGAAATTGGTTTAATCGCTAGGGATTCAGTCCAGCAAATAGGTAATCAAATATTATTCCTATCAGACAGTGGAGTATACGGTGTAACCTTCATTGATGACTATAAATTGCGTGGAACAGAAGTTCCATTAAGTGAATCAATACAAGCTACGATTGACCGAATCAATCCACTGAACGCTCATAAAGCTCAAGCAGTTTATTTTAACAATAGATACTATATTGCTGTACCATTAGATGGTGAAAACGGAGAAGCAGCTACACAGAATAATACTATACTTGTATACAATTTACTTAACCAAAAGTGGGAGTCAATAGACACAGTAAACAGCCCTGACTTTCATATAACTAATATGTTCGTAGCCGGCGAAGAGGACAATCGAGGAGTTTACACAACTAACGATATAGGTGGGATTAATCAGATTGAATCCAAGGATAGCGGAGATGATTCCGTTGTATTAGGGGTAGGAGAAACAGAATCCGTAATCCCAGTAGCTGGATCAGCGACTACTAGGCAATTTACACTAGGATCACTTGATAGAAAGAAATGGAAATCATTTGAGATGCACGTTGAATCAAATAGCACCCGAGTATCTAACTTTGATATATCTGCTGAATTAGAAAACCTTGACAGAACAATCTCTGTTGGTACCCTTAATGGATTCAATGGGGATGCTAATTTATTGGAAGGTGAAGATGTTTCTATAAGGGGAAGATTAGGCAATCCACGAGCATATGGTGTACAATTTACAATTAATAATACCCTTGGTCGCCCTAAGTTGCGGGCTATTAAAGCCGATGGAATTGAATCATTTAGAACAGTAGAAAAAGCAGACTAATATGGCAGCACCTTCAGCATCAGGAACAGGAATAATCAACAAGCCGACGGCTTATGGGGCAACTAGTCAGGTTACCTCAACTAATTTAAATGCTCACGTAGACAACGCAGTATTTAATGCAAATGCAGTATCATCAACTATTAACGTAGGAGATGATGGTACGGGCTTATTTGTTATTGATGGCAGTATTACTACAGCTAAGACATCATTCTTAGGGACTGTTGACGTAACCGCGAACAGTACGGTTCGCATATTATCCAAGCAGTCAGACGGTCAGTACGATAGCGTAACTCCTAGTGGCGATGTAACTATGTCACAGGCTGGTGCGATTACTATAGCGAATGATGCTGTTACTACTGATAAGATACTTAATTCAAACGTAACACTAGCGAAGGTTGCAAACATTGCTGACGATAGAGTTCTAGGAAACATATCCGGTGGGGCTGCTGCACCTAGCGAATTAACTGCGGCAAATGTGGTAACTATGCTAGGGACTTCTTTGATGAACCCGACCTCAATAAGTGGTTCTACTAACACAGTTGTTTTTTCAAATGGTCTTACTTTAAAATTCGGATCCCATACTACAAGTGGAAGTAGCAGAACCCAAACTCTAAACTTTTCTGATTACGGAGGAAATTTTTCAAATGACTGTATTTACTTTTATCCTTATCTTTTAAACAATGATTCGGGGAATTTTACCAGTACTAGTAATACCTATGTTAGAACTCAAACTGCGTCATCAGCTGTATTTACCGTAACTTCCACTGCAAACAGTCGCGTTTTTAAATTTATAGCAATAGGATATTAATGCTCGCAAATGCCGTACAGGGATACCTCAATCAGAACGGAACACCTGAGCACGTAGAGAAAATTGTAAAATACTGTATAAAGAAAGAAAACGGAAAGGTATTTGATGGTTGGGGTGAAAACATTATTACCACAATGGTCACTTACCATATATCAAAAAAAACAATATCGGTAATATATGATAAGGATGAAGTCGTAGGTGTGCATATGTGGTATAATTGTAACCACGAAAACGGTTGGGATTTTATTAGAGACTGGGAAGAAGACGATCCAAATGGTGATGCTATATTTTTAGCATTTTTATTTGCAGAAAACAGACAAATTTTAAAAGAACTAACACTTGATTTAATAGAAAAAGAACCAAATGTATTGATAAAAAAACTAATAGGAATCCGAAACAGATATGGGGTTCCCACAAAAATAGATTTATCACTTAAATATCTTAACAAATTTCTTAAAATATAATGGGAGGAAAAGGAAAAACAGTTATAGAGGCACCGAAGCCGATTGATGCAGGTGAGTCAATGCGTGACTATTTGGACACCATAACGGATCCAGAGTTAATCGGCAAACAAGTAGCCGCGGAAAAAGAGTTCGGCCCTCAGTTTGATTTAGTAAGTCTAGCAAGGACTCAGACTATGCTTGAGGGCATTAAGGATCCAAAGGAATCCGAAGCGTTCTTAAATGCAACTGCAAGAAGAATAGCGCTTGAATCCAAGAAGAAAGCATTATTGGACGGAAAAGAACGTTTATCTGAAGAAGATATTCAAAAACAAATAGATATACTTTTTCCAGAACCTGAGTACAATCAAAGAAAGTCAAAAGACAGACGTAGGGCTAAAGAGAAATACGACAGCGATAGAGCCTTACTCCTAAAGAATTATACTGAATCTAATGATGTCAACGCGACCGTAAGTGAGATTGACGCAGAGTTAGCTGAAGTCACGGAGACTATTGAGTTCATTTCCAATCAGCCGGCACAAAAAGGCACGCTACAGATGGCTGAAGAAGCAGCCATTAGGGTACAAGAGCTTCAAGAAACGATTAACACAGCTGCTCGTACGGCGGACATTGAGGACTTAAAAGCGCTAGGCCCTGATTTAGTAAACGCACTTCGCGATGCTGATCCCACATCTGCAAAACTTGCTGATGCCTCAACAGAACTTGCCGAACAAGCACAACAAAGAGCTATTGATGGAGTTCCGCAAACAGAGGAAAGAATATCAATGGGCGAAATCGCCCAACAAGGCAGAGATAGAATCTCACAACTAGAAGCATTGGAAGCAGAGGCTAGAACCCCTGAAGAAAATGTAGAACTTGAGAACTTAAAAGGTCTTAGAGACCGCCAGGAAGGAATGCTATCAGCCGCGGAAGCTCGTGCTGCGGATCCATCCTCCGTGCAGGAGCGGGCGACAATGGGGATGCTTGCGGGTCAAGATGCATTTGCAGCTATGCAGGCTTCAGGTCTTGCTATGGATCCTGGTCAATCACAAGAATTTCAAAATTTACAACAACTCGCTGACCTATCTGGACAATCAGCTTCTTTAGCAACAGCAAAATCGTTTAATCCTAGTATGGCCGCAGGTCGTTCAGAACTAGGTCAATTAGCGAATTTAGCCCAACAGCAGGCACTTGACCCAACATCAAATGCAGAGAGAGCACAGCTAGGTAATATGGCTCAGCAATCTCAAGAATTTGCTTCATCTTTGATGCAACAAGCACAGAACCCAGCATTACCAAACGAGGAGAGACAGAGGCTTATTGCTATGTCTCAACAGCAAGAGCAACGTGCTAACGATATATATGCTAGAGCAGGTGAGGTAAGTGCCGAGCAACAAGGACTAAGAGATTCCGCAACTGCTATGCGTGCTAGAGGAGACGATATGTTTGCTACAGCCGGTGACGTAAGTCCAGAACAGCAAGGGCTAAGAAATCAAGCGTCTGCTATGCAAGAACGTGCACAAGGGTTATTTGCACAAGCGGAATCAGCACCATCAGAACAAAAGCAACAGTTACAAGCTGCGGCTATGGATATGATGGAAAGAGGACAAGGATTGTTTGAACAAGCTGCTACACCTTCATCAGCTCGTCAAGCAGCGGGGCAACTTACACAACTTTCAGCACAGCAAGCAAGGCAGTTATCAGCTGATGCTATGGGGCCATTATCTGCTCAACGTAGACGTATGGCAGAACAAGCAGCTAGACAAGCTGGATTGCGTACAGGGCGTATAGGAGACCAGGGTCAATTAGCTGCTGAGTTATTAAATAGAGAAGAATCAAGAGCCGCTTTACGTGCAGAAGCAAGGGCAGCTCAAGATCTTGCGTTCCAACAAGCTTCAGGGTTTGCTACTGATGTAGAGACAGATGCGGAAAGGTTACGCAAACAAGCACTTGGTTTTGAAACAGGTGGGTTCGATAGAGCTCGTGGCGTAGAGGGAGATATTGATGCACAAAGATTAGCTTTATTACAAGAAGGTAGACTTTCAGAGGGTCAAGCATTTGATGCGGGACTTGGTATCGAAGGTCAAATATCTGACCAAGAAATCGCTAGACAGGGACGTGCTCTTGAAGCGTCTCAACTAGGGATGCAAGAAGGTAGAGCTATGGAGAGTCAAATAGCTAGCCAAGAACTAGCTTTACTCGGAGAAGGAAGAGCTACCACTGGTCAAGCATTTGATATGGGCAGAGATGTACAGTCCGATTTAGATGACCTTACTAAGCAACAGCAAGACCAAGCAATGCTCGCTCAAGGGCAAGCATTCTCTCAAACAGGTGACTTGATTACCGCTGACAGGGATATGCGTGATGAGGCTGCTGAAAGGCAAGAAGCACAACTATCTGCTGACGCTGACTTAGCCGAAGCGGCACGCCTTGAAAGGCAAGCTGCGACATTAGCAGAACAAGGGTTAATGGATCGAGCAGCATTGTTACGTGATGAAGCTGCGACACGTAGATCATCAGCCGCTACTGCTCAACAAAATTTAGCAAAGTTCGATGCGGGTCTAAGGGAAGAAGCAACTGATGCCCTAGGGACACAAGCTCAATTAACTTCAGGTATATTAAGTACGGAGTTAACGCTTGCGGAACAGGCAGATGCGGAAGCTAGAGCATTGCGTGGTGAAATATCATCAGGAGAACAAACAGCATTTGCGCGTGAAGGGCAGTTAGCTCAAATAGATGAATCCTTACGTCAAAGTGCAGTTTCCGAAGCTGACGCTTTAGGCACCTCAGCGTTCAATAAATCAAGAGCAATTACATCGCCATCTACACAATATTTATTAGGAACTTCTGGGGCAGCTGGGCAAGGTCAAGCGGCGGTATCACAAGCTCCCGCAATATCTCAAGCATTCCCGGAAATGTTTAACCCACAACCTGGGATAGATATAGATAATGTTAATGCAACCAATATGCTTAATAGAAATATAGCACAAGGAAATATTGATGCTCAAGACAGGGCAGGTACACGGAATATGATCGGGACTATAATAGGATCAGCAGTAAGCCCGGGTTAATAATTATAATTTATGAGAGTACAAAGAAGACAAGGATTTAACCCACTATTGGGATTAAGAGATTACAGTGGCTATGAAAGAGCTGCTGAAATAGAGCGTGCTAGTATGGAACAACTAGGACAGAATATCGGATCAGCCATCAAAGGCTATAAGGCTAACAAAAAACTAGATAAAAAAGTAGGGCAACTATCTGATTATCTTACTAAGGGTATTAAAAACAAAACAATATCTCCTGAATTTTTTGATTTCGTCGGTATAGATGCTAGTGAACTCAAAGGAAAGTCCACTGATGTTATTAACAAGTCCATATCGGAAGGACTAAATAACTATGGTAAGAAAGAATCCGCTGAATTATATTCACTTCTTGAATTAAAAAGATTAGAAAAAAGTTTAAAGAAAACTCCTTTCGAGAAAAAAGAAGAAACGATGTCCGGAATTGTACAAAACCCCGAGTATAGGGAGATTCTCAACAAAAATCCAAAATATTTAAAAATGGATGATGCAACTTTAACCCGCACTCTTGTTCTTCAAGACGAAGATATATTCCCTAAAAACGACAGCTTAGATTTTATTCTAGACCAAGATGATGATGACGATTTAACAGTTATTAGTATAGATTAATATGCCTATTAAAACTGTAAAGTTAAGTGACGGTCGCACGGTTCGCGTAAATGTCCGTGACGATATGTCAGATAAGGATATTAAGTCCAAGGTTCTTGCTAAGCTATCTAAAAAAAACATCAATGAAAAGAAAGAAGACGATGAAGATGAACCGTCTTTAGTTCAAAAGGGAGCAGGCTACATTGGAGAGATAGGCATAGGCGAAGCCTCTAGGACGGGTGGTATGGCAGCTGGAGCCTTTATAGGTACGGCGCTAATGCCAATAGGAGGAACGTTATTAGGTGGCGCTATAGGCTACGTTGCTGGTGGATTAGGTGGAGGATGGGCAGGTTCTGAATTTAGACAGCGCCTCAATAGACCCGGCGAAGAACTAGACCGAGGCGAACAAGCTCGCGATGCTTTAATTAATTTAATACCAGGCTCGGGCATTGGTAAGACCGCATTCAAGAGACTAGCAACACAGGCTGGAGCAGGTGCCGTTATAAGTGCCGGAGCTGAAACAGCAGACACTTTAATCAGTGAAGACAGATTACCTACAGCTGAAGAACTTACGATGGCAGGAATTACTGGGGGCGCACTATCATCAGCCTTTGGAGTAACCTCCGAAGTTACATCTAAGTTTCTTGGTAAACCTACCGGGGTACTTAAAGCTGCGCTAAAACGAAATGATCCTGATGCTACATTATTCGTAGGTGGTATTGAGAAAAACGCCAAAGAATATAGCGAAAAAATTAAAAAAGATTTTCAAGAAAAAGGACTTACAATAAGAGAATCTCTTGATGATGAATTTATTAGGCTACGTATCTTACAAGATCAAGTAGCCGGAAATCAACTAAGGCAAGGTGGCCCTCTAAAGGTAACAGGGGATGAAATGGATTACTATATGAACCGTCGCAATGCTAATGGTAAAATTGACGATTCACTTGCTCAGATAAATAAACGTCAAGAGCTAGACAGGGAACTATTATTAGAGAGAGCACGAGTCACCAAAGAATCGCCGGAAGATATATCCTCGGAGGTGAATAGGTATTTAGCATCCAAGCACGCATTAGCATTTAACAAAAATAATAAAGCTTCATTCCGAAAAATATCCGGCAAGAATGATGGTGCCGCAGGTATGACTACAAAGGAGGCTAAGGAGTATATTCAAAACTTTGAGTCAAACAAATTCAATGAATCATTTAAGGAGATTATTGAAAATAGAAAAGTAATGTCAGGGGAAATACTAGATACCTTAGTCGATGGGCAGGTTGTATCAAAAAAATTAGCGGATCAACTAAGAAAAGAATCACCTGACTACGTTCCTTTGCACAGAATAATGGACGATGATTTAGCTGATGGATTTGTTGATGCTTCGTATCGTACCCCAAAGACTAGCAGCTACGAAACAAGGAGCACTGGTTTAATTAAGGCACGAGGGTCTGAACGAGAAGTTGACTTCGGGAATGTTCACGATGCTATCGCTATGAATCTTGCGGGTGCAGTAAAGAGAGCAGAAATAAACAAAGCCAATCTTTCGTTTGTAAATCTAATAAGAGCAAACAAAAAAGCAGGAGAAGATATTGTTGAAGAAGTATCTGAACAAGCTATTGGTAAAAGATTTGGTGGCGATATGATTTTCAAACAACAACCAGAATCATTGGTTTCCTTTTACGAAAATGGTCAGAGGAAGTATTTGAAATTTAAACCAGGATACGAGGGAGTAGGTGCCGCAATGAAAGGCGTAAACAGAAGAGAAATGAAAGGAATATTGCCCGTTCTGCTTGGGTTCAACAGATTCTTGAGTGGCGCTTATACTAAATTTAATCCCGATTTTGCGGCTCCTAATTTAATACGTGACCGAATGGAATCAATGATGAATACAGCCGGAGCTGTGAAGGGTAAAACTGTTGGAGATTTTTTAAACCCCCGTAAATTAGCAGGAGAAATGAACGCAATCAGAAGATACGCATTCCAAAAACCGGGGCAAGTATTAGATACAGCAGAAGATAAACTGTACCAAGAATTTCATAAAGCTGGTGGTAGTGCAGGTGGACTATCTATTAATTCAGTAAAAGATTTAGCAAAAGATATAAAGCAACTAGGCGGAGATAGCGGTCTAGTAATGAAGGCTAAAGATAAGGGAACTAAATTTATGAAAATTGTAGACGGCTACAATATGATGTTTGAAGATGCCTCTAGGTTTGCTACATATAAGAACGCAAGGAATGCAGGGATGTCCGAAGCTAAAGCAGCTTTTGCTGCACGTAATAGTTCATTTGATCCACGCCAACGAGGAACCGAAACAGGTGTATTGTCCGCCGGATATTTATTCATAAACCCAGCCATTCAGGGTTCAAAGAATTTTGCTCGGACGATGTTCAAGAACAAAAAGTTAGCCGCTAAATTCGGAGGAACTCTTATAGGTACATCGCTTGCTTTAGATAAGGCAAATGAAATGCTTGCGGGGGAAAACTATAGGGCTGAAATTCCTGAATGGAAAAGAAATAAAAACTTTATAATGGTCAACCCACTGAAGCCAAGGGATGACGACGAAACTTTAAATTACTTTAGTATTCCTGTGGGTTACTCGATGGTTCCGTTTAAGGTGTCCGCTGATTACCTTCAAAGATATGCTAGAGGAGACACTGAGTTAGGCAACGCGAAAGAAGTTGCGGGTAAGTTGACAAAAGAAATTGTTGATTCCTATAACCCAATGGGTGGGTCTGTGATTCCCACGGTTCCGGGTAAAATCATAAACGAAATTGCAAGTAACAAGGATGGCATAGGTAGAGCAATACGACCAGAGTTACTAGAAAAACCAATGTATGACCCCACGTTGCGTATAAGTAATTATGACGCGAATACATTTGGCGGAGAGGTTGCTATTGCAATGGTAGATACTCTGAAAGGAATGACAGATGTTTCAGTATCTCCCGCTAATATGATACACTTATATGAAACGATGACAGGTGGGCCAGGTAAAACAGTAGAGAGATTATTTAAAGTCGTATCCAAGGTAGAGAATGGAGAGAAAATATTAGCTGGAGACATCCCTATTCTTAGGAGATTTTACGGTGAGTCATATGCTGACTCTTTAAACAAGAGATTAGGTGACGACAAGACTATGGATGAACTTATGAAAGCTGACGGAAGTTTGTTTGTTCTCGCAGATCGGGAGGCTTATAAAATCATAGATGATTTAGAAAATGTAAGTGATGGCGATGAGCGTTTATCAATAGTACGTAGAGCATTGGCAAATATCCCTGACGAATTAGTAACGAAGCATCCTACCTTAAAACAATACGTGGTTAAAAGAGTACAGACACGATACGATAACAAACAAAAGGATCGGTTTATGTCGGACTTAAAGGAAAGAAATGCCGAGACTCGCGCTAAGTATGTAACACAACAGTACAAAAGTTTACCCGATGAAGAGTCCCGTAGATTATTTAACGTAAAAATGATTGAAGAAAAAATCCTAACACCTGATGTAATGGATGTTCTGAGAATCATAAATGCAAAATAAAAAACCCTCGCTGGAGTAGATAAAACCAACGAGGGAATTTTCGCATTAAACCAAGGATTGATATAGGCCGAAATAGAGCCCGCGGCAAATTACTAAAACCGCTTACCTTGAAAAATCTTTTCTTATTATAACACTGTCTTCTGTGTTTAAATATCCTACTTGTTTGAGAGTCATCTCACCATTCTGTTTACCTGGTAGCTCACTAGAAATAGGTGCGTCAATCATCTCGAAATTAAAATCATAATTAGATCGTATGAGTTTAGAAATGTTCCAGACATATATAGTCTCGAATACTTCTGTCACGTATACAAAATCTTTATTTGTACTATCTGCTATCTTTTTATTCCTGTCAAGTTTAGTGTGCTCAATTAGCCAAGTATTATAGTTAGCTCGGCGGCTCTTGAACTCAAACAAATACTTATCGTTCTCATAATCAAAGTAAGAGAACTGGTCGACTGCTTTATTTAGCTTCCCCATCTTCGGGTAAGCTGACATTATCTTAGCTGCTATCTCTTCTTCCGTCATTTAAATC